AAATTATATTTATTAAACATTCACCAAGGGATTGGTTTAATATTCACAAATAAATTCGTAATCTTTCATTACTTTATTTATGTATGACTTCATGAAAAATTCTTGAGTTGATGGGAACCATTCATTTGCATATTTACAAAACCAGTATTTACCACGGTGAATAACCCATCTATTTTTACCGTAATTAAACCACACTATTGCGGTTCCCTTTTCTGGATGAAACCAGATACCTTCTTTAATCTTTACATCTTCTTCCATTAAGTCTCTCCTTGGTGGACGATCCAAATAGTGACCGCCCCCTTAAATTTTTTTTCAGTCTCTAGAAAAGAAGGGGCCTACCCTTTTACTCATGAGCATCTACGAAATGATCGAAGTCATGGTAAACAGGAGAGTTCATATCTAATTTTCTCCTGTCGTAATGACCTATACGTTCACATATTCTCATCCATTGATTAGGTCTGTTCATCTTCTCCATCATTATCATAGCTCCAGCACAATGTTTCACACCTTTGTCCATGTTACTCTTTCCCTGACATGTTGAAGTCTTGTGACAACTGAAAGATTCATCACAGTCTAAAGCTAACGCAATCTCATTAGCTCTTTCGTAACTCAAATAAGGTGTTACGTCTGTTCTAAATGGACAATTATCACAAGGACGAGTGAGTGTTAAATCCACTACAACATTCCTACCCACTCTTTATGTACTCTCTTCCAAACCTTAGCGTTTGGAGTAACCTTCTCCCAATTGAACGCTCTCATCACCCATCCATTGTTAGGTTCACTTTTACAAAACTCTTCAGGTGCTTTGTTGTGATACTGTTTAACATTATCTGCGTATTGCTTGGTTAGGTTGTACTTCTTTAATAACTCTTCAAACTTTTTAAATAGATCACTCATATTACTTAACTTCCTTTGGTAACTTAACAATTTTTACCTTGATGTTAATATTAAACTTTTCTCTTTGTTCTTTTATCCACTCACTCTTCTCTGCACATAACGGTACTTTATGTTTATCAAACTTTCCAGTCACGTAGTTGTGACAATACTGACACATAGGACAAAAGTTTTGCTCATTCCAAAAATACTTTTCCTTATCTACTTTCCACGCTACGTAATGATCCACCACCGTTGATTTAGCACCACACACATAACACTTTGGATTGTGATGTAGGAACCTGAAGCGATACTTATCCCAATTTGAATCGTAACCTTTCTCTCTAGCCGAGAGTTGTCCTGGTCTTCTATACTTCTTATTCGATACGTGTCGATTGGGTTTAAATTGCTTTGGTTTTTTAGGCATATCTTATGGTACAGGTAATCCCGCTGGAATGGGTAACTTTTTACTACCTCTTGCGGTGGTTTTAACTACAGCGGGTTTATCAAAGTCCCACATCAAATCTAACTCATCTTTTATATGGCCAAGGTTATCAGAATGGAAGTGGTGAACTTTTCCGGTTGGATCAGCAACGGCCAGATTGTAGAACTTATAACCCGCCCTGCTTTGAAAACAAAAGAATATCTCACGTTCTGTTAAACTCTTTAATGCATCAAATATCGTCATTATCACTCTCCGTTTACTTAACATTACTATCCACTCCCACGTTATATGACAATAGATTAATTTTGGAACACTGTTCTTTAATACTATCAACTCTCCACCCCCTAACATTTGGAACACTGTTCTTCGTTTACTTTTACGTTTATATTACCCTTCTACACCTTGAAGAACTCTGTTCTAATTTTTACATTAGTTATTTATAACGCTCCGTTTACTATTTATTAGCGTTGCATTATTTAACGTAACCAAGGATAACTGTAAGTGTATGATTTTAAAGAGTTTTACATAGTGTAATTTATATGATATTTTTGGAGAGTCCCACCCAAGGGTGTAAATTAGGAAGCAAATATAGTGCAACATTTGTTTTCTATATTTACTCCCTAACAAAAGGGTGATTAGGCACTTTCCAAAAACCACGCCCGCCCCTTTACATACATAAACCATTTTTATTTATTCATTAGTTTAGAACATAGTTCTATATCTTATCGCATATTATCACACTCTGTTTTCGTCATTTGACTTTCAATTTACTAACGGTGTACGGTTGGGGAAATTTTAAAAAGGAGATAAAACCCATGCCATTTAGAAAGCTAACGACTTACGTTTCTGAACACCACTATAAAGAACTCTATAAGTATGCTGAAAACAAGAAAATACCTAAGAGTCGTTTATTGGCCATAGCTTTAGATAATGAAATGTCGAATAAGAACCCTTTCGACTACAACCTTGGTGTTGTATCAGCTAAATCAAATGAGTCAGATCAAGCAAAGATCATCAATTATGTTAAAACTGCTAAAGGTCACTTAGGTAAAGATTTATTATGTTTGTCTCGCCAAGATATAGGTATCGATGATAAGGCCGATCTTTTAAAAGCTTTAGAAGACCTCATTAAATCTGGTGTTATCGCCACTTATAAAAAACCTAAATTGGCCAATAGGCCTGAAGAAGCTCCTGGTTATCTTTGCTACAAACTTAAAAGTGACATGTTACCTGACGATAAAGAGAAACGTCGTAAACAGTACGAAAAATTAAAAAAAGAATTTGAAAATTAATTATTGACGTACCCTGATTTGGGGTTATATGCTTTCTAAACATTGAGACTTATTCTTTTGGAGACTTAAAACAAATGAACGATTTAGTAACGAGTGCTAATTACCACTATAAAGGTAGCGCACATGTGTCGCACGACATGGAAGTTTATAATATCCTTGGTTTCGTTAAACTTAAAGAACCTGTAACAGGTGAATGGGTTGAAGCGGTATCTTACGTTAAATACTACGACCCGCATGTGATATTCGTAAGAGAATTAGACGACTTTAAAAATAAATTTACGATCTCTCACGAATTGGTCCCTAGTAGGGAAGGAGTTGAATTATGACTAACACACTACCAAGGATTGATAACACCCCTTTAAGAGGTGATAACACCCCTTTAACAAAGAACACCCACACCCCTTTAACAGGTGATGAAGTACATTCGTTTATGAAACGCTTCTCCCTCGACATTAACCAATTTGCAAAATTATTAGGTGTATCGCCCCAAGCGGTTAGACTCTGGATCACAGGTTCCCGCCCCTTTAATGAAACAAACTCGCGACTATTGAGAATGTTTGAACGTAGGCCTTCGCTTATGGGAGAGTTTTAATAATAACTAAGGAGACTAAAATGTTATTGAAAAAAGTAAAGTTAAGTGATGTAGCTCTTATTGAAAACTCAAGAGCTAATGAAGAAGATTGTTCCGAGCTTATGGAGTCAATTAAAGAATCCGGTTTGATTCAGCCAGTTGTTGTGACTAAAGCTTTTAATGGTAGAGGTAAAAAACCTTATGTATTGGTGGCGGGCAATCGTCGTTTTAGGGCCGTTAAAAATTTAGGTGAAGCATCGGTTGACGCTGTTATTAACGACAATATTAAGGATATGGCCGACCTCTTGGTTTTTAATATGTCTGAAAACTTGCAACGTAAAGATGTTTCAGCTTTTGAACAAGGTAGACTTCTCAAACTTCTTATTACTAAACATTTCCTAACGAAAAAAGAGTGTTCCGTTCGTTTAGGTATTACTGAAGCAAGAGTAGAATCGTTACTCAATGCTTTTGGTGCTTTCCCTCAAAAATACACTGAGAAGATTACCACCGATACCAATGCCGTTAGAAAAAAAGGTTTAGTTGGTTTAAGTACCGCTACAACCGTTGCGAATCTTCAAAAATCTAACCTTATTAGTAGGTCAGAAGGACAAGAAATTTTAGACGGCGTTCTAAATGGAAAGTATAACTCTACAACTGTTAGAGCAATGGCCGGAACCATAAGAAAAGGTGCATCTTTTAGACAGTTTAAAAATGGTTCTAAAAGTATTGGTTACACCACTGTTAGGGTTCCTCTTTACGTATCGGAAAAAGAAGACATTGAAGGTGGTATAACAGAATATCTAATGCAGTTGATTTATGGTGAGAGTAAAGATCATTTTACTCGACCGAGGTTTTAAATGATAACAGTAACAGCAGGTAAGGTGAGCGTTACAGGTAGAAACTTTACAAGTATCTCTCCCGACTTCCTAAGTGAATTAAGAAAGAGTGCAGGTCTTAGTCATAGGGCGGTGGCTAGTTTAGTAGGTTACAAAAGTTCAACAGGATATAGCGGTTATGAGTATGGTGAAGCGACTCCTTCAATTGATACGTTCACCAAGATAGTTAAGGCAATTGTGCCTGGTAAAGAGTTAAAGATAAAGGTGGGGTTGTAGATGCCTAGATATAGAGGAATTAGTAGTAAGGTTATCGTAAGAGGTTAAAATAATGAGTTTAGAATTTATAGTAGGGTCATCAATTGTTGGAGGAATATCTGCACTCTTGGCGATACTAGGTTTTATTTATTATAAGTATAAAGATAACGAAGACGTTAAGAATATAGTTGATTTCGCCATAACTTTTATAGTCGGCACAGTGTTTTTAGTATTTTTCATACTGTTTCTCTACAGTGTAGTTATCCCTTTCGTAGGCGCAACGGCCATAGAATGGTGGAACGTAATTGTGAGTTGGTTTTAAACTTAAAGGGTATTGGTTATGACACCGTTAAACATGTTATTAGTTAGTAATTTTATTTTCACTCTTCACAAACTGGATCGTTTTGAAAGAAAGTCTTTAAATGTTTGTACTTTATATAGTCGCACAGTTGAAGACTATACTCCATTGTTATGCGGTTGTTCTAAGCAACTTGGTGTACGTAAAAAGTCCAAGAGACTATTTAAGATTTGTCAGTTATTGAAAAAAGAAAGAGGTGAGTATGACTTGTGAAATGAAAAAAGAACGCGACGAGCTTGCAAAAGCATTGCTGCAATCGCACGAACAATACTATGGTGGTGATGATTACGAGAGAGCAATCCAACTCGCCAAGAGGATAAAGGGGGGAGAGTGATGAGTGACATAACATACTTAGATAAAATACATAAAGATTTAGAACGTATTTCCCATCAACGTAAGAATGTTACTAGCGATGGTTTAACCGTTTACGAAAGAGAAAATCTTGAACTCTTGGCGTTCATGGCAAAACGGTTAATTAATATAGAAATAAGAATTGACGAGTTAAACGAAACAGTTTGGAAAAATACGGAACATTAATGAACGATAAAATATTTAAACCCGGTGTTTATTTAAAACCTAATGGTGACTTAGTTGCAATCTTTACTGAATTGAGTGACGACGGTGTTTACTGGAAAGTGATGGACGGTAGAAAGTGTACCAACAAAGTGTTAAATTCTTTTTACAAAATGCAAGGTTTACCTAGACCTTATATGGAATGGACTTCCAATTCACCTCGATTAGGGTGGGGTGGAACTGAGTTCTTATTAAAGTGCGAATACTTAGGTGAGCTTTAATTGTTCGCCTTCGCTTTTTTCAATCTGTCCCGCAACTCTTTGGGCATGGGCCATTTTCCCCACATTTTATAGGACTCATCGATCCAATCGTTGATGAAACGAAGAGTGTATTCTAAGTAATCCAAACGTTTTTTCATGTCGCGTATTTCTTTTTCAGTCACCCTTCACTCTCCAATAATCTTTTCTTTTTCAAGTAAACCGATCCGTTGAATTTTGTTTCAACTTTAAACTTTGGTTTAGTCGGTCGCCTGTTAAGTCTATTTTTATCTCTAACAGTATTACAAAACTCTTTTTCACCGTCAGATAATTTAATGTTTTTCAACGCTTCTTTAGTGGTGTTTTTCATTCTATCCTCGCTCGTTCAACAGTTAACTTAGCTTCTACCAATACTCTCGCTCTATTCAAGCAATCTTGGTAATCCATTATCTTTTTATTTCTTCGCCACATGACAGATGCTAAACAACCAACGCAAGTTATCTTCTCTTGATCCAGAGTTGATTCAAACCCCCACAAAGCTTTCGAGTTGCAAAAGTTCTGTTCATGGTGAACTATTGTTTCATCGTATTTACGTTTAACGGTCTTGTGGTATTTACTGTTCATTATGTTCCAGCTTGCATTTAGGACAGATCATTCCTCTACTTCTCGCCCATATATAACAGCAATCATCGTTATCGCATTGAGCGTAAAGCGTGGGGAATTGCTCTATTTTATTTTCCATTTTTCGCGCCCACTGTATTTTATTTCTACAAACGTTACAGTAACTTCTAGGTGTTCCTTTCCAACTAGACATTGAAAAACGACTAAAAGGTAAAACCTCTTTACAACCGTTACACTCTTTTATCTTTCGTTCGTGACAAGTGAACGAAGCTACACCTTTAGGCATTTTTCACCTCTTTACCGTCCATATCCGTTATCATATAAACTTTTCCACCTGCCTCAATGTCAGGGTTAAGTATCGTTTTAACCATCTCGCCCATGTGTCCTTCATAACAAAGAAGTGCTAGAGCTTGATTCGTTCTCTCTTTGCTTATCTTATCTGCTTGAGCGTTGAAGTGTGCTGTGATTATTTCTTTATTTGGGTATCGTCCAGCGTTTCGTTGAGTTTTAATATAACCAAAAACTCTTTCAGTATCGCTCGCTTTGTCTAACTCTTCTTTAATCTTCTCAGCAACGACAGTTACTTTAGAAAATAAGAAACCTTCTCTAACAATTAAAAACGGTTCATTAAAAAGCGGACTACCATCTGAAAACTTATTCACGTTGCACATCATTGCTGATTGGTTCTCAGTCAAGTCGTTTCCGGTTAACTGTTTGTACTCTTCATGATCGACAAGACGAAGGACGCGACTCACTCTTGAATGAGAAGGTAACGCTGTTCCACCACGACCTGCAAATTGAGTCATGTCCTTGGTAGATGAAGAAGCTTTACCCATGTGATTAATCATCTCAACACACGCATTACTTTTAACAACTAAACGTCCCATAAATTTCGCGACGATTTTAGACATGTCGTTAAGTGCGCTTTCACTTCCCCAAAACGAAGCAATTGGATCAAATACAATCATATCGGGTTTTAAATCTTCGATTGCTTCACATACTTTACTATACGCCTCGGTGTTTAACGTTATAAAACCATTACGAGCTTTATCGATTAAACAAAGGTCTTCATCTTTTTTAATTAGAATATTGTTTTTTATTTTTGCTACTTTCTCACGATCTTTATGAATGTCCATTTGTTTTAAAATAGAACCTATCATCGCCGCTAATTTTTCAGCGGTGTCTTCACCTGTGACAAATAGAGTACGACCACCACCTTCTAACAAACACTCATGGCCAAGGAAAGGTTCACCTAGAGCAAGACATACTGCCTCGTAAAGTTTCAATGTTGTTTTACCTGTACCACCATCGGCGGTTGTTAAGTGAATATCTTGAGTTGACCAATCTTTAAAAATCTGTGGTCTTTTTAATTTGGAGAAATTCATTAAATCGTATGTTGTAAAAAACGATGGTGTCCAACGTTCTGGTGGCGTTGCTTCAAAAGTCGGAACAAGTAGTTCAGGTTGTCGATTACCGAAGGGACTTATAACAGGGTTTGAGGCACCACCTTTAAGTCCTGATTCAATTGTTGCCCTTGCTTCTTGATCTGGTTTACCGCGCTCTTTAGCAGCGTTAAATAACTCGTTATAAGCATGTTCACGATCAACGCTTCCGCTCGTTACTAATTGGCCTATTTTATATGCTTCAGTGTTGAGAACGTTGTTAGATTCTCCTTCGGGAGCGTTGCGTATATTTTCACACGATTCATCTAATTTTTGCTTGACAATTTCCGGGTCGATTTTAACCACATCTTCTAGATTGACAGCTTCTTTTTCAACCGCTAGGGCGTGGGATTTAAACCAATCAGGAGCTTCACAAATTGGAGTGTTATCAACGCCATAAAAAATTACATACCCATCTGCCCCACGAATATCTAAACCTTGATCGAAACCAGCGCGGTTCCCATATCGTTTTCCATCTTTAGGATATTTGAAAAAATAATGAACACCACCTGAACGAGTTCGTTGACTCATTGTAATTGGGATATTGTATTTTTTAATTGTTTCAAGACCGCCACTTTTAACATCAACGTCGAGAACGAGCAGGTCGTTATCAGGGCCAGTCGGGAGTCCGTAGAATTTTAGTTGAGGGTATTGAGTTGACCAAGAATTAATAACGCCTTGGTCGCTTGAACAATCTTCGCGCCATTTAAAACCCTTGACTGGTACTTTACGTCCATCGGGCGTGAGAGTAGCTGGAAAGAACTTCCAAATGCTCAAAGTGTTTTATCCTGGTTTAATTTCATATTGTTTTTAAGCCTCATTAAAAGTCTCTTAGAAACCTAGTGGAAAAGTGGAGACTTAATTCACTCTTTCAATTGACGGATCAGGAAAATCTATCCACTAGGTAGAAGTTTATTTTGGTAGAATATTACCGAAACTGTCAACAGAATTAATAAATCCTGCGTAGCCTCCATTCATAACCACCCAATTAATGAAGTTAAGTTGCGCTCTTTCTCGTTTGTCAAATTTTTTATCAGGGTTCCAAGCTTCTTTTTTACATTCAGCAGCGGTGAAAACCGCTAAGGTTTTACCAACCATGTCAGGGGTAATAAGTATACGAGTGAAACCGATAAGGTCGCTAGAAGCTGAGTTTTCTTGGTGTTGTTTAGAAATGTTTCCAAGACCGTAACGGACCATACGACCTGTTTCGTCTTTGAAGGCCCCGCAATTATTTCTCATTAAAAAACAATCTTTGGAACGAGCGTAAAGTTGCGCTTCCTGCTGTACTGTTGATTCATCTTTCATACATGTAGACTCGGATTAAGTTCTTTAGCAAATTCTTTTTCTAAAGCTTGCGAATGTTGTTTTTGAAGGTCTTCTCTAATCTTTTTTAATTTTTCGTTAATCTGTTTTTCTGGTACTGACGGTGAAGGTATCTTCGGTAGCTTTGGTAGACAGTCACCATCATAGAGTGATCTACCAGGGACTTTGACACCTTCTTCTTCCTCAATCAACATCTCAATGTAATGTTTCGCTTTCTTTAAATCTTCAACACCGTTTTTAAGTTTGTAACGACAGATGTATTTGATCGCATTACCTTCACAAAAGCCAAGGTTGTTGGCGATGATAAACTCCGCTGGTTGAAATTTAAAATTCTTGTAGTGGTTTCCACCTACTTGTTTGTCTAACGCTTTGGTCATTTTAAGTCTCCTTATTTGATTATGAATAAAAATATTATTACTGCTACAATAATTGCTTCAAGTGTTATTTGATCTACCATGGTGTGTATCCGTGCAACGTTAAAAAAGCATTGTAGTAAGCTTCGCAACCTTTAATGTTTTTCCATTTTTCTTTCATAACATCTCGTTGTTTTCTAACTTCACTATTAACTTTTCCATGTCAACTTTCTTTTCACCCAACGCTTCGGTTATCGTCATACCAAAACAAATATAAAACTTTTTATGTATTGATCTATCGCTATAACCGTAATGAGTTTTAAGGACACCAGCAGCTTTAGCGATTGCTTCACCTAACTTGCCTTGAGTTTCTATTCTGTCGTTTTGATTTTTCATGGCCCGTAACGCTGCCCCCGCACCCGCCGCATGTCCTACCCTTTCTGCCATGTGAGCGGGACTTTCAAGTACAGCACCTTCCTCAATTTCCCTCAATGTTTCAGGGTCGATTAAAAACAAATCACCATCTACTTGTTCTGGTAACACTCTCTCACTTGGACCATTGGTGCGTGAAGATTTTAGTGCTTCTGTTCCACACCAGGGACACTCGGTTAACGCTCTATCATAAGGTGAGTTGCACATAACGTCTGAACAGATACGAAGGAAGTTTATTTTCTGCCCGGTCTTTTTAATTCTATCAAGGGTCCATTCTCTTTTTTTGCAAGGTAGACCGTGACCGTTCGGACCTGCTATATTACCTACGTGATCAATGATTATAAGGTGATCTTTACCTTCAGCTACTCTTAACCCGCGTCCCTGCATTTGGAGAACCTTACCCAAACTCTTAGTAGGTCTACACATTGAAACGCACTCAATACCGGGAACGTCCAGGCCTTCGTCAAAGAGGTCAACATTGATTAAAACTTTTATTTTTTTCTCTTCAAACTTTAATATCCCTTCTAATCTTTCCCTGTCGTTAGTAGTACCGTTTAACTCTTTAGCGGGTATGCCAGCTTCTATAAATTTAGCTTGCATGTCTTTAGCTGTCTCAATGTCGGTAGTAAAAACTATTGTCTGCTTACCCTTGGCAAATTTTAAATAATTTTCAACAACGTCACCGACAATTTGCGATTTCTTTGAAGCTTGTTTCATTGCTTGTTTTGAGAAGTCTGATTTGTCTGAAGCTTCTTTTAAAAAGTTTTTATAATCGGATCGAGGTATGACGATTTTATATTTACTAAGATAACCATTGTCGATAAACCATCTTATAGGCGGTCCTTCAACCATTGTATCGAATACACCATCTGCATGTGAACCTAAACCTTTACGATCAAGTCTTTCAGGTGTTGCAGTTACACCAAGTCCTCTAGCGTTTTCAAAATACGCAGCGGCTTTACCCCATTTGTTTTCTTTTAAAACGTGAGCGGCTTCATCAATGAACCATTGGTTAACACCTTTCGCCCAATTCTTATATAAATCGTAACGAGCTATTAAGGTGTCAACAGATATTACAGTCACCAAGGAATCAGGATCGTAAAATTGCCTACCGTAAAGTCTACGTTGAGCGGCGATAATACCTCTAACATCTTTTCTTGAAGCTATAATATTATGTTTTATATCGAACTTAGCTAGAGTTAATGAGATTTGTTGAACGAGTTCTTTACGATGAACAATCATAGCTGTTGAAATGTTTTGCTCTAAACACTCTTTAACGATTGCGCACATGAGGATAGTTTTACCAGACCCCGTTGCGCTACGTGCCATAACATTTTTATAACCAGCGTCCCAGGCATTATAAATATCTGTTTTCAGATTCTCTTGGTAAGGTCTAAGGTTGATCATATTGATCACTATGAAATATTTTCTTGACGATTGGCAAGCGTTTATTTATTTATTTAATACTGAGATTTTTTCTAAAGGAGACTGAAAATGAGTGTACATACTATTACACTAAAGGCCGACACATTACCCGCGTTAGCACGTAAAGTATCGAGTCTTAAAAACGAACTCGATGGGTTTCTAGGTGAGGCACCTGCTCCCGCTTTAACAACGCCTCAAGGTGAAGATGTTTTTGAAAACCCTAAAGCAGATGAAATTAAATTAGAATTGGATACAACACCAGCGGGACAATTCAAAGCTCCTGAAACTGTAGAAAGTTCAACAACAGAAGAAGTAGATGCTGAAGGTTTACCGTGGGATAAAAGGATTCACGCAAGTTCTAAAACTCAAACTACTAAAGGTGTTTGGAAGAAAAGAAAAGGTGTTGATAAAGATTTATTTAATCAAGTCAAAGCTGAGTTGTTGAATGGTAATGTAGTAAATGGAACAACTGAACCTGTACCAACAACCGCCGCACCACCATCACCTTCAATGCCTGTGGCGAACGCTCATACACTTGATACATTCACGAATCAATTTCCCATGGTCGTTGCACAGTTAATCAGCGCGAACAAACTTCAACAATCTTATATCAACGAACTTAAAACGTATTTTAAAGTTGAAGAGATTTGGTCAATCACTAATGAGAGTAAACAAGTTCTTTTTGATGATTGGACGACTAGAGGGATTATCACTAAGGTTCAATAATGAAAATATCATGTTCAAAACTAGCACGACCAATGGTGTGCGCTGGTTTCATGCACTTGCAATTTCCTGAAGTCGATACGGATACTGTATTCAACAAAGAAGGAACAGCAGCGGGTGAATATTTTGAAAAGAAGTTACTTGGTGAAGAGATACCTGTTATCGCCAACAATGGAGTTCACATCGATGACGACATGAAGTTTTACATCGATCCAATTGTACAAGATGTTATGTCGAGAAACGCTGTAGATTCAGCAATTCTCTGTGAAGTGAAGATCAATTGGCAAACTCAAGTTGGTGTTTGGATTAAGGGAAGACCAGATGTTTCTTTCGTTGATCATGAAGGTACTCTTTGTGTTGAAGATTTGAAATATGGTTTTGGTATTGTTGAAGTTGAAGAGAATTGGCAGCTTATCGGTTATGCTATTGGGGAAGTCATAAGACGAGGGCGAGCGTTCGATAAAATTTCATTGACGATACATCAACCAAGGGCGCATCATGAAGACGGTTCAAGTCGTACATGGGTGATTACTTATCAACAATTGTGTGATTACAAAAAACAAATTGAAGATAGAATGAATGAGATTGTTAACGGTAATAAAGAGTTAACAACCTCTAAACATTGTAAGTATTGCCCCGGTGCTGCTGAAGCTTGCCCCGCTTTTAATCGTTTGTTTCATCGTGCTTTAGAAGTTTCAACTGACTTCCATCAAGACTCGATTAACAACGATGAATTGTCGAAACAACTTGATCACATTAAACGTGCTGAAGAAGTTTTAAAAATTAAACAAGACTCCTTGGTTGAATTAGCAACAATGAGAATCAAGCAAGGCGGTATCATTCCTGGTTATGTTCAAACGCAAAGGTTTAGTAATCGGAAATGGAAAAGTGGTGTTACTCCTGAAGCTATTAAGTTAATGACAGGAAAGGACATTACAGAAAGAACTATTATGACACCAGGGAAGGCGCAAAAGGCTGGCGTACATAAAGATTTAATTAATCAACTAGCAGAGAAACATTTCATCGGTGTTAAGCTAGAGAAGAAAAGCGCAAAAGAATTAGCAGATAATGTTTTCGGAAAAGAAGAACCAAAAATGGAGGTAGTAAATGTCTGAAGGAAACGGAACAAATCTATTAACTCAAGGTAGAATCGTTTGGGTTGGTGGATCACTATTTGAAGGCAAACAAAAAAAGAATTTTCAAACGAATCAACCAGAGTTTAACGCTGACGGTACACCAGTTGTTGAATACGGTTTTGGGTTGGCAATCCCTAAACTTGATCCGGCAACGAATCAAAACACTCAACAGTACACAACCGCTTATCAAACTCTTTATAACGAGGCAATGACACTTTTTAACGGTGCTACTCAACTTCCTAACGGTTTCCCTCTTAAAATTAAAGATGGTGACGTTGATGTAGATAGGAACGGTAATCCCTTGGCCAACAAAGAAGGTTACAAGAACCATATTGTTATTGCTTGTACAACTCGTATCCCGCCAAAGTTTTACGTTTGGCAAAACGGCGAGAACGTTTTAACGAACCAAGGAATTAAGTGTGGTGACTACGTTAATGTTCAACTTAACGTGAAAGCTCATCCTGCTAAAGGGCAAGGTAAAGCAGGTCTTTACGTTAACCCTGTATTCGTTCAACTTGTTGCCGCTGGTAAAGCGATTATTAATGCTCCTTCAGGTGATGAAGTTTTCGGTAATACAGCACCGTCTTACGCTGGGCAGATGGAAGTTGATACAGGTGTACAAGCTCCTGGTGCAGCAGCATTACCACCACAAGGTCTTCCACAACAGGGACTACCGCAACAAGGTCAAGCACCTGCACAAGGTTTCCCCGCTGCTGACCCGAACTATAACGTATTGCCAGGTCACATCATGAACCCACAACAAGGTCAAGCACCTGCACAAGGTCTTCCACAAACTAATAATCAATTACCACAACAGGGATTACCAGGGACACACACACCCACTCCTGGTGCGCAAATGCCAGCAGTTGATCCAAACCTCCAACAAGCGAATGTGATTGGCGGTCCTCAACTGGGCGCACCGGGAGCCTTACCTCAACACGGTATGCCTACACCTTAGTTAATACTCTAGGCGCAGAGTTTTAATATCGCCTCTCCCTCACTCCTTGAAAGAGTAATGTAGCAGTTATTGAGGGAGGGGCATTTTTAAAGAAGTGGTGATGGAACGACAATATTATACTTATGACTTAGAAACCTTTCCTAACATTTTTACGTTTTGTGGGAAGTTTACAAATTCAACAGACGTACAATTGTATGAGATTTCAGATAGAGTTAATCAAAAGACAGAGCTTTTTAATTTCCTTGGTTACTTAAAAAATCTCAACATTGAAATGGTTGGTTATAATAATGTTGGTTTCGATTACAATATTCTTCACGATTTTTTAGTTAATTCGCACCCTTTCACATTTCAAAGAGCTAGTGAAATCGCTAATAGAATTATTAAGTCTCAGAGTTATGGAGCGAGAGTTAAGAACATAGGTGTCTACAATCGTATTATACCGCAAATTGATATTATGAAAGTTTGTCACTTTGATAACAAGATGAAAGCAACATCGTTAAAAGCGTTACAGTTTGCCATGCGATCCGATTCGTTACAAGACTTACCGTATGATATAAGATCACTCAATGACCAAGAGAAAGATCATCTTCGTGAATACAACGTTCACGATGTTATAGAGACTGAAAAGTTTTTCTTGTATAACAAACATCACATCGATCTTAGAAGAGAGTACGTGGACGATGGTATTTTAAAAGGTGATGTTTTAAATTATTCAGACGTAAAAATTGGTACGTCTTATCTTATTAATAGAATCGGTAAAGACAAGTGTTACGCTGGTGGAAAACCTAGACAGTCGATCAGAACTGTCGTTGAGTTGAAAGATATTATTTTACCGAAGATTTATTTTAGAACTGAAATATTTGAAAAAGTTTTGACATGGTTTAAAAGACAAGTTGTATATTTTGGTTCAAGCGAGAAACCTGCTATAGAACATAGCTTGTCTGGTTTACGTTTTCATTTTGGTATAGGTGGTGTACATGCTTCAGCAGAAAATAAAATATTTTATACAGATGAAACCCATCAAATCATTGATATTGACGTTGCTGCAATGTATCCGAGTGTCGCTATTGCTAATGGTTTCGGTCCTGAACATCTTGGTGAGTCTTTTACAATGGCCTATGCGCAAGTTAAGAAGGATAGAGGTCAATATGCAAAGGGAACAAGTCGTAACAAAGCTTTAAAGCTCGCAGGTAACGGTGCGTATGGTAACTTCAATAACACCTATTCACCGCTCTATGATCCAAAGACTATGTTGCAGATTACTTGTAATGGTCAACTTCAGATTCTTCAATTGGTAGAAATGATGGACTTGTTACCTGACTGTGAGTTGATCCAAGGGAATACTGACGGTATCACAATACGTATCAATAAAGAGTATATTTGGTTATTTGAGATATGGTGTAAAGAGTGGGAGAACATGACAGGTCTTGAATTAGAACGTGTCGATTACTCTCGTATGTGGATTCGTGACGTTAACAATTACATGGCCGAGACAATGGACGGTAAGCTAAAACGTAAAGGAGCTTATCAGTACCCAACATGTATTGAAGACTACGATGGTTTTTGGAACAAAGATTATTCAAATTTAGCAAGTAAGAAAGCTGTTGAGAAAGTTCATACCGAGTCTTGGCCGGTAGAAGTTGCAATAAGGCTTATCACCGATCCGTTTGATTTCATGTTACGTTACAAAACGCCTGGTGGCAGTAAATTATTTATAGGCGATGAACAACAACAAAAGACCTGTAGATATTATGTATCGATAGCGGGACAACCTATGAAAAAGATTTCACCCCCTAAAGGTGAAGAAGGTCAATACAAAAGAAAGAATAAATTAAAAGATGAATATTTCAATGAGGTAATGAAGGAAATTGGTAAAGATGTTTGGGATGCTCGCGTTCATACAGGGAACAAGAGTAAGTACACTACAAGAGAAACATCTATTCAATCTGGTCGTAAAGTAAAACAGTGTAATGTAGCTTCTGATTTTGATTGGAATGATGTTGACTGGGATTACTACACTGAAGAAACCAAGAAACTTATTATCGGGAGCAATTAATGAACAATTTTAGTGAGAGAGAATGGAAGATTATTAAAGCTATCGGTAAGAAACGAATGAGCTTGCGACAGATAAGTAAAGTAGTATTTACCAAAGAAGATGACAAACCTTTCGATGATACTATCAGTATTGGAAATAGTGTTAGGCGTATTATAGATAAGTGCAAGCATTACAACTTAGCGTGGACTTTAAAGAAAGAGACAGTTAACGGTAAGGTTATTGTTAACAAGGTTAAACTGTAACGTACTCACTGTATTGAATAAGGAAAGTCATTTCGTATAAGTACCAACAATACCAACAATCAATCATAAACGCCTCATTGTAATAGTGAGGCCCAATCTTCCCTATACTTGTTCCACTTTGAATCACCGAAAGGTAATAGTGTAATTTTCTTAATGGTGAGAAGTTCCTCAACAGGTATAAAAAACCAGATTAAATGTTTAGCAATAAATATAATTATTATGTCACAATCGTCTTTAGTGTACGATTTCTTAACTGATTTACCTTTACATACATTTGTTCCAAATCGTGGACCGTTTAGGAAACATGACTTGATTTGAAGCTTCAACATCTTCTTACCGTTGTCAACAATGTAATCGTAAACGCTATAGGATGATTGAGGTTTAGATATTAGTAGTCCTTTCTTAGTAGCTTCAAGCAAGAATTGAATCTCAGCTATATTTCCGTTTATATAGGACATATCTAATTATACGCACTTGAAAGATTACTTAACAAACAAGTAAACCACTCTACTATATACCTGACTTAAACTCCCTATAGAACCGACACATCTCACCTTGGTATCATTAAGGTACGGAGGAATTACGATGTCCTACAATATCCCCAGACAGGTCAAACTCGGTGGCCAAACTATCAAAGTAAAAATAGTCCAGAATATCCCTAAAGAAGGTTGTACAGGCCTTTACAGGTGTTACTCCAATGAAATATTTGTACAAACGCAAGTCAATGGTAATGAGATAGCTGTTGAACAGGTCGAGCAAACGTTTTGGCATGAATATGCCCACGCTTTGTTAGATCACGCTCGGCAAGAAGAACTATGTGATAATGAACCTTTTATCGATTTAATCGGTGAACTTCTCTATATGTCGATAGGGAAGTCTGTGAAATGGAGATAGGATACACCATTAATCGTTGCGGTAGAAAAAGGCTTTTACAGTTTTTTAAAAAAGTCAAAAATAGATGGGTTAAAATTGGTGAGTACAAAACTTATCCTTACGATGTTAAGGGTTATCTCTCGACACTGAGGGAGGGTTCTTCACTTGTTTTGCTAGGTGAGGTTTGTGAAAAAACTTCAGATAGACTGGGATTAAAAACGTCAACAACGCCAAAATAGAATTTACTTTAAAGCGGTGCTTAGTATTCTTTTTAACATCGCTTTTAATTTCAGGTAAGTTATTACTAATCCCTTCAACCTTTGTTTTAATCGTCGCTATATCAGCTACAATTTGTCGTGTCTCTTCAGGTGTGAAGCTCATTAGAAACTAATCCCTATTCCTACAAATGGTTCGAACTTATTAATCTTAGCACCAATTACGCCATGAATATTCAAAAAAAACTCATGTTGATACATAATTCCAAAGTTTCTATTTACTTCCCTGAAATCACGTAACGACTCTGGTGCGAATTTTAACAGAGTGATTCGATTACGAGCGCGGTTCTCAACTAATTTACTCTCTCGTTTCTCGCTACTTAAATCTTTTGATTTCGTTTTGTACTTTTTAGTTTGATCTTTATTGACGATTCGAGTTTTAGTTCTGGTAATCTTTGTCCCATCTTTCTTCTCGATCACTTCAGTTGTTATCTCTTTCGTTTCGTCTTTTTTAATTGCTTCTTTTAGGTCTTCACGTTCTACAAGTTTAACAACTTCAACTTTCTCGATCTTTACTTTTTCAGGTGTAGAAAATCGGCCAGCTAGAAAAGCAACTGTTAAACCTATACCAATGTAAATACCTAAAGTAGCTTTATTTGTCATTAGCACCCTTCTTTTGATAAGCGTTCGCAGCACCTAACCCGATACAGATGGTAGATAACGGAACGCCTACGTCAGTACCCTTGGTATAACCAAGGAACACTAAACCTATTATACCTAGAATACACGCCGAGTACCTTCTGTCTTGCCATAAATGTTTCATACTTCCACCAATTCTACATGAGGTAAATCATTAAATTTTTGATCATCTAAATCGTCGTCCATATCCCAGTCACCACCGAAACGAAGTTTATGTTCTATCAAACCTTCAGCGTAAAGCATCTCCGCTGTAGCAATTAAAATACCACCAAGGTAATAGAACCTTTTGTAGTTACTCCAATCAGCTTGCGCAAATGGGTAAGGTAGAACGTCAGCCGCTTCTGATGGTTTCTTATTGTGTTTACTTAAAGGCCATTTAAGTTTTGACTTACCTGCATGAAAGTATTCATTTTGAGTATCTTTATCTCTATGACCTTCGAGTATTGAAAAATCAACGTGCTTGATTGCCGTTAGTAAAATTAACTGGAGGTCTTCGTGAAGCTCCTCCAGTCTACGTTGTGATCTTGAACCGAAACTTGGCATTGTCGTTAACCTTTAAAGAGGGGCTTTACACCCCTCGTTTATTTTTTATGTATATAGGTCTTATGAAGCTCTAGCTTTGTGGCCCTAGACTCTAGCTCTACTATAGTGTTACCCGCCCAAGCGAGTAACCCTGTTAGCATTGTAGTTAAGATACCAAAAGCTATTGTCTTCATAATTAGTCCTATGTATATGCGGCTGAACTAAATGTAGTACCACCGAATCTAAACTTATGTTTCTTATCGGTACTGTTAATCCAAGATTCTCCGTTGGTGGGAGATACAGGGTCAGAAGAAATAACACCAAGGAAACCGTTACCATCGCTTACTGTTTTAGTACCGGGGTTACTTGCGTATACCCAAAAGTTTGTACTTGTACTGTTAGATGAGTCACCTGTATCACTATGATAAACTAGGTAGTCTCCTGCATCTGCAAAACCGACCATGTTACCTGCTGAAACACCATTAGCACCCCTATCAACACCTCTCCATTTAAGTACATCACCACTAGTGTAAAGCTCAGGTCCGGCAAATTGACCTACTGCTTGGTTAGACCCTTCATAACTTGTACCAGTACTAAACCTACAAGCACTATCGAATGTGAATCTAGTGTAGGAGCCTGTTTCAGACTTTGTAACTAATCCACCCGCGGTATCTACGATCTGATTCTGTAACAAGTATCGGCTTGAGTTATAACCATCATTATCACTAAACATCATTAAGTGAGTTGTTCTAGCGGTATCGCTAACAGGATAAGCGTTGACATGAAAACTTGTTCTTAAATTATCATCAGGGTTAGCACTCATATTTACAATTATGTAATCACCTACTGCTGCCCTTCCTGCTAATTGAGTACATCCGTTAGGTTGACCGTCTTGCGCTCTAGCTATTTCAACATCGGAAGAGTTCTTCCATATAAGCGCGACGGTTGTACTAGTTACCACTTGTGTTGAAGCCATAACCTCAAAGTCACAAATTTGTGTGAATTCGTAACGAGTGTGATCTGTCGCTGAATCACTAACTTTAAGAGAACCTGAATCTTGAACCAATGTTTTAAATAGAACGTCACCGCCACCGTTTCTTGAAGTGAACCCATTGTAACCTATGGATTCAACATTAGAATCTAATGCGGTATCTAAAGCTTTCAGAGAGAAGTTAACATCTGTGGCACTATCAGCAGGACTTACTAAGGAAACTGCAACTAAATAATCACCTACATCAGCTTGACCCACTAAGGCCTTACAAGTTTTATCGCCTGTGCTGTTTACACTGTCAGAAGAACTAGAAATTAAACTATCACTTGAGTTATACCATTCAATGAACTGTGAGTTGTCTGCACCAGTAGTTGAGAAAGAACAATGGAAAGATGCAGCTTCAACAAAAGTAAATCGAGAATGATCTCCACCCGGTTCAGTGTAAGTAAATAAAGTCGGAGAATTATTATCCTCAACTGTTTTAAGTAAACATTGATTACTTCCGTTTTTAGAAACAAAACCTGATTGCCTATAGTAATCTTCTACTACGTTAACTACAGTAGTTCCACCACCACTAGGGATTATATAATCAGAAGCTTGACGGATGGCACTCAATGTAAAGTCTTGATCGAATTGCGCACTATCAGCAGTTGTTTCACAAGTACAGCCGGAAGTAGTTATGTTGTAGATGAATAAACCTTCATCGCCATTGGTAGCTGTTTGCTCTATGGCACCAGTAAGTGAAGGTATGGCAGTAAAGAAACCAGGAGTAAAAGTTACGTCAGTTACACCTAAGCCTGTTCTACTGACACTTTGTATGAACGTGCGACCTTGAGAGGTTATAGTAGACGTTCCATTGTTTTGAATCTTGGCAGCAAAACAACTCTCTTCATTGGTTAGGTTTCCCTGTAAGTCCGCGCCTTGTCTGGCCACATGAATGGTTATAGGTACATCGTGTGCAATACTGTCTGCTGTAGTTCTATACGTTAAACCCGCCGCCGTTACAGATTGAAAGAATACACCTTCATCACCTTGCAATGCCAAGTTATTAATTGACCCGTAAACCGCAGGTACTTGACCAAAGAAAGAAGTATTAAATACAACATCTACTGTACCTGTAGCGGTCCTAGTAACAGACTGTATAAACGACTGAGACTGAGAGGTGACACTAGCTGTTGCTCCGTTGTTATCAATAACGGCACCGTAGAAGTTAGTGTTAGAAGCTGAAGTATCATAATCAGTCCCTTGTCTCATACACTCAAAAGAGAAGTCTTGGTCAAAGGCGGCACTATCAGCAGTTGTATTCAGAGTGAAACCCGAAGTAGTTATAGCTGATATAAAGCAACCTTCGTCACCATTCGAATCTTGCTCGTTAATAGTAGCGTGAACTGTAGGTATTTGAGAAAAAAAGCCTGGAGTGAAAACTACATCCACCACACCCAAAGCAGTTCTGTTTACTGATTGAACAAATGTTTGCGATTGAGTTGTTATAGCGGCTGTACCGTTATTTGTGACTACGGCCGAGTACAAGTTAAAATGCTCTGCCAGGTTTATACTACCGCCGCCGCCAGGGATATTAATTTGAACTACCCCAGGAGAAGATTGAACCGCCGTAGCACCACCACCTGTTACATTAATTTCTGTAACCGCAGCATCAACAGTGACACCTTCATCTTTAATCTCTAAAGCAGAACCGCCACCACCGCCTACTTGCGCTTCGGTTCCGGCACTGTCGAGTTTATAAAGATTCCCATCACTCTTGAAATATAGTTTAAATCTTCCCGCTGCTGGATTGGCAGGAGTCGTCTGTTGAACCATTTCCAGTAGATCGTAAACCCCGCCGTTAATGGTTTTATTCGTTAACGTTTGAGTGTGTGAAACAGTTGTTACTTCAGCTTCAGAACCTTGTTCACCTGCTTGCCATTTTGAAGCAAGAGCGGTGTTGTGTTCAATAACTACATCTGTAGCATCACTCATCTCTACAGTGATACCAGCATCTACACCACTCGCAGCGTTTCCTCCCTTATTGAGAGTCACATTGGAATCTGTCACATCCAAGGTTGTAGAATTAACTGTAGTAGTGGTTCCATCGACCTGAAGATCACCTGAGATTGTAACTTTACCTGCGTTGTCGATTGATAATCTTGCGACTAGTGCAGTTGCTCCGTTTGCTACAGTTTGAATCTCATAAGTACCACCATGTTGAGTATCGGTACTGTTCTCAGCAGCTACGGACTTGACTCTAGCAACGACTACTTCAGCACCGTTTTGATCAGTACCAAGGAAATCAACGTTACCTAGCTCATCACTTGTTTGAGTCTGTCCACTTCCAGCAATACGACTTTTCTTTAACGCAACTTTCGGTGCTGTTGTAGAGTCTTCAGTGTTTTGAATTTTAGCGTTAGTGTTACTTGAAGCTCCGTTAACATGAAGTCTCTCGCCAGGTGTAGAAGTACCTAGGCCAACTTTACCATCGCCCTTCACTCTAATAATCTCAGACATTGTAGCACCACCGTCAGGAGTACCTTCAATTGTCATGTCTGAACCATGCGCTCCGACTGTAGCGTTATCGGTAGCTACGACTCGAACTCGCATCGATAACTCTTCACCAGCAGCATCGTTAGTCGCTGTGAACTCAATGTCACCAATCGAATCACCGTCTTGAGTTTGATCGCCAGTTGTACGAGCTTTTAAAAACTTTAATACTGGCCCTAAAGCATCGTCGGAAATTTTAGTAATAGTTGATTGTTCACCAGATGATGAAATAGTAACTGCACCAGTTGTGGTGTTAAGTTGAAATATTTCTCTATCGGTTGTACCGTCAAACATTTTGTAAGACCAGATCGGATCGTTTTGTTGGTCGATCCAATAACCACCAGTACCTAAATTAGTAGGTCTTGACCCACCATTGGTACAAAATCCTGCACGTACAGCATCTTTAAAATCATTTAGAATTGTCGCTAATTGTGTACCCGACGTTGTTGCCGGGTTAATGTCTGAAAAGATTGATCCGCTTGCCATGTATATAACTCCGTTTAATTAAATTGTAGCGCCTGATTTAAACCCAAATCCCTTGGCCAATACGTCAAACTGTCTCACAACTTTAACATCATTTTTGTCGAAGAAATCAATATCAAAGTCGTCTAACGTTTTGTTACTAATTACATAGTAATCACCCTGACTTGCATTGTCTTGTGTTATCTGAATTGCAGGTGTTGTGCCTGGTCCCTTAAAGCCTGGTGAGTACGTTACAGTAGTAGAACCTGGAATGACCGATGTTAAGTTCTCGAAACTTACGTCCCTATCGGGCATGTCAGATCGAATAACAGCGTCAAAGACACGCGGCGTAACCACTGGATTGTTACTGATTAATCTGACACGAAACTGGAAGATGCGGCCTGTGAAATCTCCGATAGTGAAAGGTATCCATGCTGTAAAATCATCAGGGTCGCCTTCACTTATCGGATCGATTATATCAAGTGAAGTCCAGTTCGCCATTGCAAAAGGCGTGTCTCTAGCTCGATATTCTGTTACAACGTCCCAGTCCGCGACAGTTGTGGTAGCAAGTTGAGCTACCGTATCGAGTGTCACCCAATTAACCATTAAGTCAGCATCACTAAAACCTTCAGCAGTTACCAAGGACTGAAGACGAACGGTGAAAATATCACCTAAGTCTAAAAAGTCTTCGTAAAAATAGAACCCTTCAGGTTCGTAAATAGTTGGTGCAGTTTCAGCAAGTAATAAAGTTCCACCGAAGTCAACAGTTCGATCTAAACTTCCAGGTAGTGTTGGAAAGTCGTCTGTCTCTTCGATAACGTTAAGGTCGAAAAGTTCTGGAATAGATGTAATGGCTATCGCTTCGTTAGTTGATTCGTTCCCATTAAAGTCAATCACTTTTATGAAGTATGAACCTGTACGAGCTTGAACGTTTGCGGTATTTGTATTTTTATCAATGTCCACTAAGAAAACTGATTGTTCCCATATAGCTGTCAGAGATGGAGCGTATCTTAGCTGATATTTTTGAACATCACAGTCTGCTACAAGCGACCACGTTAACTGCATAGTTTGGTTAGTGATGTTAATGAATAAACCGTCAACGTCACTAGGCGGTGTACTCTTGGCGGTTGGAGTTGATGTAACAGCACTTACGTTACCTAATTGAAGTTTAGAACCTGTAGGACTTACGGCGAGAACTTTAAATGAATGAACATCACCAAGGAAAGTTTGATCTACGGTATGACGGTAATTAAGTGTTGTACTTGTTCCATCTAAGTAAAAACCTTGACCTGAGTTTACATATATTTCAAACGCTTCAAACGTCCCGCTTGTTGGAGCTTCCCATTCAAGATCGATGAAGTAAACATAGTCGTTACCATCGCAATCAAAAGTGTTACCTGTTACAGCGAGGTTAACCACTTCCGTAGGAGGTGTTAAGTTCTCGTCTTGAATTGTAGATAATTGCGGGTTGTAATCTGGAATGTTAACAGATGATTCAGCATCAAAGATCGCATCGTTCTTTTCAACTAATGTAAGAGTAGCGGTTAAATTTCTATTAGGTGAAACAGTCTTTACAATACAATCGTAAGTTACTTGAGATATTTCCCCCCATATTATTAAGTCGCCTACGTTTGGTATAAGGCCATCGAGAGTAGCAGTTACTTCATCTGTAATAGTCATTGTTGCTACCGCTGTTACACCTGAAGTAGCATTTCTAAACCTGTAACCGTAACTAGTAGCTGGTTCAGTTGCGAAGGGAGCGTCAATAGTTACGACATTACCTGCTACATTAATTACTCTAGCGGGTACACCTCCTACTCTCATTGCATCTTGAGTGATGACTACGTAGTCACCTCTAGTACAAACCAAGTGTTCAAAGTCAACATCTATAGTTATAGTCTCTTGTCTCAACTTCAACTGAGCTAACATATAACGACCAAACCTAAACGCTTGTTCTGAGTTTGTTACAGCGAAGGTGTCTAACTCGTCAAAGTCCACCGCTGTTGTAGCATCGAACCCATCGTTGAAAACAGTTTCTTGTCTTATCTCAAAACCACTACCAGCATCTACATAATTTATTCTTAGTCCGTCAGGTATCTCACTGTAGACTCTTGTAGAAGAAAAATTGTTAGAGTTACGAGGTGTAAAAACTTGTACAGGTGTTGTCTTGGCTCTATCTATAAGCACACCGTATCTACCATCTACTACAGTAAGTCTAGCTTGTGCGGCGTTTGTAACTCTATCTATTAGTTGAGTTAAAGTTGTGTTGAAGTCTAATACGAAGTTACACTGAAACCTTGGTTGTGAGAAAGTTGATATATTAGGCGGTGCTGTTGGTATCTCGTCACAAAAATCTGCCCATTCTTTTAATAAGTCCGCATCTAATCTATTTTGTGCGATAGCTCTTTTATTTACTTCACCTGTTAAAAGGTCTGCTAAGACCCATGCAGGGTTTTGGGTGATTTGTTTAGACCAATTGGCTCCGTCATAAACATCTAAAACAGATGTAGCAATGGCCGACAAGTTTTCAATAACTCCGTTCAATTGATCTGTCGCCTTGATTCGCACTTCCATAAAAACGTGACGTTTAGTTGTAACTATGGGGTTGGTGTCAAAACGAGTTGTTAATATCGACCACGTTAAAGCATCGTTTCTCTGGAAGGTAAAATTATGGTTTGTGTTTTTTCTAGTTAATCTTACCTTAACATCGTTTAGAGTTTTTGGTTTAAAAATGACAGTTACATTAGAGTTGGGTGTCTGTAAGTTATCGATTGTTATTATTCCGTTTTCGGAACTCTTAACTTTCATAACCGAAGTCGAACCACCGTCTTCAAGTATGTTGTTTGTGTGAACTCTTTGAGTTGCTGTAGCTGTGAATATTGCAGCAGGGTCATTAGGTGTACGAACTAAATCATAAGCTATGGTCACAGTAAATTTAGCAGGTGTAGTTATTATATTCCAAGCGTTTTGTGTACCGTTAAAGTTAATAAATGTGATCGTGAACATTTCTTGACCGTTAATGTAAATAAGTTCACCTACGGTAGGTACATGTATGTCAGCACTTATGTTGAAAGAGTATATGTTACCTTTTAATATCCCTATACTCTGTTCTGCTATATCATAATAAGAAGCTTCAGGGTTTTCTAAACCTTCAGGAAAAATAAAAGCGTTTCCTACTATACTTGCTTGAAGGTTTTTGTCCGCTGGAAAAGTACTAAGTAAAGTAAAAGAGTTATTAGAAAATGAGTTAGCTAAAATTTCTTTATTAAAAGCTTGTAAGCTACTATTGAAATCGTTAACAAAAACAAGATCATCAAAATTTCTATAGTCTTCCGTACCTACTTCAGCAAATTCAACCTTTAAATCTATTTGACTATTTCTAATCGCACCTGTTTCAAAGACTGAGAACAAACCGTTAGGCAGATTAAGAATTAAACTTATTTCTTGTTCTTCACTGTTCGTATTAGGTGTAGCGTTTCTTACAACTTGATAATCGTCTACTGGCGGTGGACCTGGATTGTTTTCGTTAGCGTTAATAGCAACACCAATTGATTGTTGTGTTACATCACCTTTATAAAGTTGAAAATTATTACTTAAAGCTTGATCCCATATACCTTCTTCTACTCCAGGTTTGTTTAAATCCACCAACCTAAAATCAACTTGAGAAAATTCAGATAAAAGCGTTTCACCTATTCTAAATTGATCGAGTGCCAAGGGTCCGAGTCCGAAGTCATAAATAGCGTAAAAGTAGTTAGACAAAGCACCGTTGTTGTCAGGGTCAGCTTCGGAACTTAAATAAAAGTTTGCAGCAAGGACAGGGAATATTCTATGTGTCCCATAAACTTTAGGTACTGTTCTTAGTTTTCTACTCTGATTGTTTTGATTCGTAATAGAGAAACTTTGTGAATTAGAAAAACCATCTGCCTCAGAAGCGTTGAAACCCAAAGCGTTGTTGAGAGGTGGTATTAGAGCATTAAATAAAAGCGTGGAACCGATTGCCGCACCAGCGGTGGCAAGTGCTGAACCGAAGGCCGCACCTGTACCTGTACCGAAGGCCGCGCCACCAGCAGGGGAAGTTATGACAGCAACAACAGCGGTGATAGTTATAATGGCAACTTGCTTAAATATTTGACCACCTTCACCACCTCTAGGTGTTACGGCGAATAATACTGACTTACCTTGTAAAGGTTTAGAGGTTTTCCAATACCTTCTATATACTTCATGACCTCCAATATAAACTTTGAAGTATTTGTCGTATCCTTCCCTTGGTAATTTATTAGCTTTTAAAACCTCTTCATACATTTCTTCGATTGTTGCATCATCTTTCACAACCAAGACTTTGCTATCGGTACTTAAAGGGTTTTTCCTAACTACTATTTCTTTCGACATCTGTAATAACCTTCAATTCTTTTAGTCCATTTATCGAAACGTTCTAGACTACTACCAACACCTTGCCTAGAATGAAGGAAACGATTCTCGTCAATATAAACTCCGATATGACAAGTAAGACCTACGATTCTGATTAACATTATGTCACCCATCCTAGGTGTTGTAACTTCTTCAAAACCTTCTAGCTGATCGTTCACTAATTGTTCTGTTTCTTTTTTTGTAGGTCTAATACTACCGTAAAGTTTTTCTAATTTGATACCAAATATATCATCGTAAAAATATTGAACCAATTCGTAACAGTCTTTATCTTCGTAAGGTATTCCTACAAACTTACGTAAATAACCCTGGGTAAATTGTTGGTGTGTATCGTTCACTTGTTAACTCAGTATGTAAAAAATCATCTAAAAATAAGTCGGCGTTGATGGTCCTGCTGTCGTACCTAACATTACTTATCTTAAATTCATTAAAAGATATTTCTACAGTGTCAGGGTCACTCGCAAGAACTAATTCAATTGTTGTATCTATAGGTGTTGTCACCGATCTTATTTCATCTATTAAATCTAATGAAACATTATCGAATTGTATTTGTGACTTTAAAACATTAACACCGTCTTCAGCAGGTAGATTGATTCTCATAGGGAAAGCGATGTGAGTGTTACCTCTACTGATAACATCTTCAGTATTGTTAACTAACCTAAGAGTTGTAAAAGAAGTGTGAGTAAGAGTGACAAGCATTAAAAGCGGGTCGTCACTTCTTTCTCCGTATAATTGCGCTAATAGATTATTAGTTAAACTTCTCACGCAATCTGCCTCCAAACAAAAGATATTCTAAAATATGTTCCACCTAGAGTTGTTATGGAAGGTCTACCTTTAAATTGATATTCGCCTGTGACACCGCTTATAGGGTGGTCATAATTAAAAGTTAATGTTCCACCTGCCAAGGTGGTCTTGAAGAATGTTTCAAAGTCAGCGTAATCAGTTCTTTCAAGTTCTATAGTACCTCTAAGATCATCGAACTCTTTGGTATAACGTTGACGTTTCTTAGGTGGGCCAACTTCATTAGGTGTCTCGATTGCACTATCACCGAAAGTAAGTTGAAAACCTGCCTGGTTAAATTTCTGCTGTAAAGAAGCTGGGAATGATTCTGCCATTATCTACCTTGTCGTTGAAGTCCGAATATCTCACCGAAGCTTTGATCAAACTCACCGTTAGCTAAACCATCTCTAACGGTGTTTCCGATAACAATGTCTAATATCTTGCTTCCGTCAGAGCTTATTCTTTCCTGAGTGTCTACGTCACTTCCGGTATTGTTGATTACATTTACTTGAACGTTGCTTGCACCTGAAGCATCAACACCTAAACGTCCACCACGACCCCTTCTCAAAGGAACGATTGCCTCGGCACCCGCCTCACCCATGACACCTGTGCGTCCACCGTTAAGCGGGAATAATGTCGGACCTGTTACGATACCGCCAGTAGCGAAAGGTATTATGTTACCACCCCTGAGCGCCATACCGTTAGCGGCAAAAGCGGTGTTACTTGGTGCTGAAGGTCCAACGTTGTTTTGTATTGTTTGAGGTGAACCTGCACTTGCAGAGAACAAACCTCTACCTAAAGCATTGGCCAATGGTCCTATAATTGCGGCCCTAATAATAATTCTGTTTATGTCACTCAATATATCTTGAGTAAATTTAGAGAACTCAAATCTCCCAGTCTTGGTAAACTCAACTATCGAGTCTTCTAATCTAGAGAAAGCTTGTTGGATACCGTTAGATACTTGTTTCGCTACGTTACCTGCATCTCTAGCGACTCTGTTTAACCCATCTTGAACACCAAGGAAAGCTGATTCTAAATTAAACGCTTCGCCTTTTAATTCGATTAAACCTTGTCTGTATTGATCTACTGTTATGATACCTTCTCTGAAGTCTTGATTTAATTTTTCTAAGTTTATGGCCCGTATAGATTCGTTGTAACTATCAATGTCACCAGTCAAACTGAACTGTTGATTCAATTGTTTTAAAGTTAAACCTAATTTGTTCTTTCTAATTTCATCGGCTAATTTTTTAAGACCTTTGTTTAATTTAGTTAGTCTTATTTCACCTCTGTCAAACGAGTCATTGAGTTGATCAGTGTCTAATCTTAGCAACGCTTTATTGTACTTATCTACGTCACCAGTTTTCCTAAACTCGGCATTAATGTCCGTAAGAGTTTTAGTGACTTCACTTTTGTTTAATTCGTCAGCTAGTTTTTTAAGACCTTTTACAAGGTCTTTACGATCTATAGTGCCTTTCTTGAAGGACTCGTTGAGTTTGTCTATTTGAAGTTTGTTTAAAGCTTTGTCGTATTCTTCAACGCTGATCCTGTTAGCGATGAATAAAGTATTTAATTCTTTAAGTGTCGGTACACCTTTCTCGAAGTTTAAAGTTGCTTTGTCTAAATCGGCGGCGGCGTTTTTTAGAATATCGGTTGGGCTACCTTTGAAAGTTTTAGGGTCAACTGTTAAACCTTGATCTAGTAATTGCCTAGTTTCTTTTAATTGTCTTCTTAAAAGCGTAAGATTTTTTTCACCTTTTTTAATTTGCTCATCGCTACCTATAAACTCACCAGTGTTAGGTAATTTCCTAATATTCGCTATTAACTCACTTTGAGTTTTAATCTCTTTAGTTAGTCTAGTCGATCTTTGCAATAATGTTTCAGAAGCTAACGCCTCGTTACTTGCTTTATTTGCCTTGGCAGCAGCGAAACCTAAACCTACTAAAGCAGCGGTTAAAGCGTTCGCGGAACTAAGGAATTTGGCCGAAGCTGAAGCAAGTGTAAAAGTTTGGAGTTGTTCACCTAATCTAACCAATGCTTTACTTGCTACAAACCCTGCAATTATACCGAACAACTCTTTTAAATTATCAACAGTAAACTCAACACCTTTGGCGAATTTAGAAGCAATCCCAAACTCTTGGTTAAGTTCATTAACCGCTTGCTTTAATCTATCCAAGCCTAAAGTAGCAGCTTGCTCGAAAGTAATTCTTAATTGTCCAGCTTTTTTGTTTATTTCATCAAAGTTCTTGGCCAATGCTTGAAGGACTCTTTCACTTGTGATCCCGCCTGTTTCAGCGAATTTAATTAAGTCACCTCTAGCAACGTTTAACTCTTCAGAAAGTATTCCTGCAAATACAGCATTGGATTCTAACACCGAGCGTAATTCTTGACCACGCAGTGCGCCAGCACTTAAACCCTGCGTCAATTGGATTGTTGAGGCGGTACTTTCCGCTATGGTAGAACCTGATAACCTAAAGGTTTGCTGTAAAGCTGTTGTAACCGCTACGACTTGTTCACTACTTAAACCAAGTTCCTCAGTTGATAAAGCTACCCTGTTGTAGATTTCACCAAGGGATGCGACTGAAGTTCTGGTAGCAGCGGCGGCGGCACGTATCTGTCCAAATACATCTCTAGCTTTTTCACTAGAACCCGTAAAAACTGCAATTCTATCTTCTAATAATTGAAACTCGTCTGCGGCCTTTGCAATCTCTCTCACACCGAAAGCAGCGATGAAACCTCTAAAGGCGTTCTGAAGTCTCCCTAGGCCTTGTGAAGCTCGCTTAACGTTACGATTAAGCTTCCCCATTTCGCTTGATATTTTTCTGAGTGTTCCATCTCCAGTAGAGATGACTTTAATATCAATTACTCTTGTTTGCTTTGGAGGGGCCATTATCTTTATCTCGATGTTTTATAATAATATCGTCGAGTTTTCGCACTAAGTAAAGAAACTCGTCAAAGTCTTGAATCCCTTTAATCGTAGCAAAGTTATGTATGTCAGTAAAAGGAATTGGCCCATTAGACATACCGTTTCTACAGGTATCTAGCTCAAAGAAATACTCTAGGTAAATACTAAAAGGTCCTATATTAGGTTCTTCGGCCCCTTCCTTTATTTTCCCACGTTGAAGTAGACTATAATAGAACTCTAGTTTATTTCCCCACTTGAGTTGCCACTCTAAGTAGGTCGCTAAGAGTTTCCCAATTCTACTTTGTAGTTGTCTATTTTTTGTGCGTGAGCGATTAATTCATTTGTCAATTCTGGAAGTTCGATTAAAAGTTCAATCGCCTTTTCAGTTGAAAATTCTTGAGGTTCACCGTCAATTTCTACACCTTTCCAATCAGTCAAACACGACTCGACAAAAGCTTTCGTCATTAGTTCTGTTTCTAGGTCAGGGTCTAGAGTTCCTTTTTGAATTTGAAGGGTATATGGTTTGTTATATTTTGCGATGGCCTGTCTAACTTTGTCCGAGTTCTTGCCACCGAATCGACGTACTCTAAATTGTAATTCTTCAGAAATTCTAAACCAGATTCCAGAAGATTCCATGTCACCATTTGTTGCGTAAAAACTGTGAAGATTTGATTTCATTTAACTTTCCTTTAACAATAACGTAAATAATGAGGGAGGGTTTCAGAGAAGTCGTAGACGAAGATCGAGCAGATGTTAGGGCCGACCTCCCTGAAACCTTTTCTTATAAATTAACTTCTAAACATTTTAAGCGATTTCTCGTTACTTGCGCCAACTTTGGCTACACCTGTCATATTTAAAAATACATCTTGGTTGATCCCAGTTGACGCAGGGTCTTCAAACGATAGCTGCACCGCAGGAAGAAAGAATCCGTAGAAACCATCTGAATTTTTTACAATGAACCCTAGAGAAATAGGGTCTTGAGTTAGTTTCTTTGCTAACATGGCCCAGTTCTCGTTGGCAAGATAAGCTGTCAAAGATACTTCAATTTGTGCAGTACCCGCGTTATATGAATCTGGGGCAGCTTGTCCCACACATGTCTGGGCTGTTGCGTTATTATTGAGGTTTAAGTCAACTGACTGAATACAAAAATCTGAAGTATCTAAAGTTCCACTTGCATTATTGATCAAAAAAGGCATATCAACGGAACCGTTGAGTGAGTTACTTGTGGCAGGGCTATCGATTGTCCTACCGTCTGTTATGAAATTGGCAGCAGCTTCTACAGGTTGATAGTCGTTGCCCTGGAAACCAAATGTACTGTTTACGATTTCACCGTAAGTCACACTATGGTTCATTGTCGAAACAATCATACCTCGATAATTGATGGCCTTGTCAGTAAGGTCTAAAAATGCTTTTTCCATTGAGAAAGATTTTTGAGTAATACCAATCTCAATCTCGTCAGCGATTTGATATGAAGTACCTACGCCGACTTCATCAACCATTGTGTCAGGTCCAGAGAATCTAATAGTCGTAGCGTTTTGAACTTCAGTAACCATTACTTCGGTGTTGTTATTGGAGTCAGCAAAAGCAGTAAGTGTTAAAACATCTCCTACTTCAACATCAACAGTCCAGTCACCTGCGGCCCTAACAATAGTTTTTGCTGTGGTATCGATTGTTAAATCAACCGCGACAGGAGCTTTAGCATCCCATGATGAATACATTGCTGATTCGATGAAGTCGTCTGTAATATCTTCCTTGGCAAGTTCAGAGTTTACATCACCGCCAACGGTTAAGCCTACTACAACTTGTCCTGAAGAGAGCCGATCCGTCCTGATACTTTGAGATTCACTCGTATCAGGTGTACCCGATAGAGCTTCTGAAGTGAATCTTGCTGTTTTAAAATTTCCAGCCACAGGTGTTTCACCGTAAACTGTTTCTTCGATTGCTGTTAATCGCACTAAATTTGCTGACGACATATAAACTCCCTTTTATTCTACAAATTCAAATCGCTATAATAATCAATGATCACTGAAGCCGAAGTATATCCACCTTCCATATCAAGTGTAGCACCGAGTTCAAAATTAGGAGGTGAAACAGACTCAATGACTATACTGTTTATTCTACTTCCTCTTAATAAGTTTCGTAAAGTCTCGCACCGGGCCAATATATCATCTGCCAAGGTTCCATTTACGCTTACTCTAGCGACGACATGGAGAAAAACTGACCCTTCTTCTCTGTAACACCCTGTGGTATTGTTGGACGATATTGTTTGAGGTATTTCCGTTGCGCCAATGAATTGGATACCTACCCATGGGTCGTCAACACCTAAACCTTCATCGCTTATCATATCATCGATAGTATCGTATTTAGCTGTTAGATCGATGTAATTCTCAGCAGGTAGATTAGTTGACAAAAAGTTTTTTATTTCAGTTCTTACGTTTGAACTACTCAAGGTCTTGCTCCCTTCTCAGTATTCCTTCACCTGATAATCTTAATACTATTGACGGATATAGATATGGTCTACCATTTTTACCTGCAAATTTAGCAGGTTCCCCATCTGGTCCTAGTATGGTTATTCCTCTAGTACCGTTAACCATATAAACAAATTTTAAAAATTCACCTACAGCAGAAAACTTGCGCTTTATTGCTCTAAATGAAAAAGCATAAGCACCTGAAGGTCTAGTAATAAATTTACCCGGTCTTCGCTTGCTCTCTCTAGATTTTCTATCTCTAGGAGTATTGGTTCCTTTGTTCTTACCTCTAGTTTCTCTTCGTACACCGAAGGTTTCTAGTTTACGAGCGTAAGGAGTGACGTTAATAAATCTTATCTCATCACCTGAATTAAAACCTTCTCTTGCCTTGAAACCTAGATAAGCTTGCAGGGTCGTCATTGATCTAGCTACTTCAAGACCGTTTACATAAACTATATTATGTCGTTTATACGTACCTGTATCAACAGGGCTATTCTTTTCTATGATCGCATACATTCCAAGCAATGCTTCAGTAACGTCTACTTTAGCAAAATATTGAATTCGACCTAAAGGTTTAACAGCTTCTACAGGTTTATTAAATCTATTATCGACTTTAACTCTAGGGTCGTCGTCGAAACCTTGTGCTTGTTCTTCCTTTAGCACTGTTTGTGCTGTGGATATTAAAAGGTCTTTAGTAAATTCTAAGAGTTCACCTAACGTTTGCTCACCTTTTAAGTCAGCATTGATGTTATATGCAGGTGTGTTTTTACCTCTTTCTTCTACTTTAATACTTACTGTCATTACCCTGTCCTAACTCTGTAACCTAATAGTTCACCAAGGGATCGCATTTCAACAACTCTTTTAATTGTTAAAACACCTGAGTCATTGTCTATAATCGTGTCGCCTCTTCTAGGTTTAGGGAAACTTAATGTGTCTAAATCATCTTTGCTTATTACGTACTCGTTACCTTTTACGTTTAACTCTTCGACTGTTTCAGTGAACCTAAAGTAGTTAGAAGGTGCCATTTTTATAGTCACATCTAAACCGTCCTTGGTTCGTTGAAGTCGCACTTCATGTCCTTGAAGGTTTATCACAAATTTAAAGGCAGCTTTAAGAGACATAGTTCTCCCTTATCTCACCTAACCCGCCTAATGATCTTTCGCTTGCGTATTGATCTAATACGTTTCCGTGATCACCGAGAATCATTCCGAATTTAGATTTTCTTTCGTTAGATGTAAGAGTGTAGTCAAAGTCGAGAGACATTACCCCTGGTACTGATATTCTTTGAACACCTTTACCGAAGTTAATCGCTACTCCCGCTTTCTTTTTGTTGTATTGTTGCTCCACTAAATCGTAAACAACTTGTTCAACAGGTGTTGGAGTTGTAGCAAAACCAGCATTATAAGAAACTTCTATTCTTGAATTTGTAGCTCTACATTGAAACCAGTTTAATCTAGTTCCGTTCGCTTCAGTTTTATAAATTTTACCAGTTTCAGGTTTGAATAAAAATTCATTTGCTGTTAAAGTTGCTGTTACTGTATCGTTTCCATCGTCGTCTTTTTCAATCTCTTGTATTTGAGTTATCGCTGTTAAAGGATAATGAAAAGAGTATAGATAACGACGAGCAAAATCATCTGTATAATCTTGATAATAATAGGTCTGAACATAAGCCGTACTCGCAAAAACTCTAGCGGTATAACCTTCAATCGCATCACTGACCACGGTTATCTGCTGAGTAAGAAAGGCATCGAATGTGGCACCAGTCTCGCCTAAGTAAGTTTTCATATCTCCTAAACTAACTAACATTGCCATTTTTATCTCCGATTAGATTTCAATTACCTTGAAACCTTTTTCTTTTAATATTCTTTCAAATTCTAAAGGGTCTACGTAGTCGGTATGTTTTCTTTGTCCTGAGAAGTCTTCGTGAAAAGCGACCTCCATCATGCGGGCCATATACTCAGAACAAATGTATTCACTGTCACCGTTTCTCCCGATACCTAACTTTCTTAGAAGTTTAAAAGTAGCAGCAAGAGCGGTCCATTCACCGTAACCTTTTCCTGTCTGTTCTTCTAAGAATACTATCGCACGTTTATATTGATCTTCAGTCATTTCAACAACGCACTTCTTAATTAGTTTACATTTAGCAAAAAAGTTTGAAAACTTAATAGTGTTTATGTCACCTCTGGAAGCTTGATAAACCCTTGAAAAGTTAAACTCAGGTTCTTCAACCGTTCCCATTACATGACTGTAAACTGTACCTAATCGCCAAGAGATTAATGCTGAAAACAATTTCCATTTTCTTGGTTTTGTAAAATAAAGAGTTACAGTTCTCATGCGTCCATCCCTCTCATATTACAAAGAACTGTCACATCGTTGACCGTACCCTTTGAGGTGTACTCAACTCTTAGGTAGAAGTCCTTTAAGTTTAATACTGTTTTCTTATTTGTGGGGAACTCATAGTATCCATTAGTAGGTATATTGATATTGTGAACGTACTGTTTAAGCACGGTTCCTGCAGGATAGGCAATCCCATCAACGTCAACGATCTTAAAAGAAACAGAATCACAAGCGACGTTATTGACACACTCAATATCGCCGTTTCTGAGATGAAAATCCACAGGAATTTTAAAATCCTGCGTAGTCGTAGTATCTTTTGTGGCCGTAAATTGAAATCCAACGAACTCATTAGATGCGCCTCCAGCGGGTATCTCTTCTTCAACCTTACTAACTGTTTTAAATAATTCATCTACTGCCGTTACAGAGTCAGCGGTAATAATGTGTGTCGGGTTCGTTGGACAAGTTGTCGGTGCTGCATCGTCTTCTTCTAGTATGACGTACTCATACTTAGAATCTGTTTCGCAATATAGTCTGTATTTAATTACTTTTTCCATTAATTCACCAAAAGTATAGTTGATATTCTAGCTTCGCCACCTGATACGTTACGTTTAGCTTGTACTTCCCAAACGGCAACTCCGCTTGTGGGAGTATTAAGTATCGCACCCATATCGCTGGGCATAAAATCAGTGTTATTGAATGATGTTATCTCGGTAATCACTTGATTGTTTGTCACATCGTACACTCTAACAGCGCAATCTTTTACTGCATTTTTAACTGCTTTGTTTAAATATATCTGAGATAGATCGCCGAACATATCACTACCCGGCCATACAAATTTTGAAACTGTTGTGTAGTTATTGCTGTCAGTAAATAAATACGGGAAAGATTTTCCGTCAGTCCACGAATATCCTAAAGCCCCGATGAGACTTGAACCCATTGAAATCCAATCGTTCGCCGAAGGTCCAACGAATTTGTATTTGGTTCCATCTGTATCGAAACAAACAGAACCAATAGGAGCAATGAAGTTAGGAACTCCTGCACCACTAAATAGTTTCGGGTTGTCAGGGCCTCCTGGCCCTAACCCCGAATCTACATCAAAACTTTTATTAGAATCTATCATTCTAGAATAATACCTGTCCTACTTTTCTAGCGCGAACGTCTACTCCGTTTGTCTCAGTTGAAGCAACTCTTAATTGCATCTCCTGAGCAGCACCAGTACCAGAAAGCTCCACAGTTAAACTATAGTCAAATGTGGCACCATGCTTGTTTTTAGAATAAACATTGTCATCAATATTAGCAGCGTCAGCAGAAGCCGTTCCATCATGCATAGCATGTACGAAGAAAGATTGTCTTCGTGCAGGGTCATCGGCCAAGGATACGCAAACAAAATAGTGAACAGCGCATACGTTATCTACCAATTCTTCATCAATAGTCGTGACAGTAGTTACACCGTCTTCACTAAGGTCTTCAACAATATTACCAGTAATATAATCAATTAAGTCTTGGATTACCGTTCGTACATCAGAATTATCAGTAACAATTCCACCAGTAAAAGTTCCTAAGTCTACATCGCCCTTAGAGATTCCAAGAACAGTATAAAGAGAGCCGTAGCTGTACCAGTCAGCGGCGGCACCTGCATTTGCGAGTTTTTGATAAAACTCAAAGTTGTCAGTTCTAAGATACCCTGACCCCAGTTCGGCAGCATCCTGAGCATTTGTATCTCCACCTGGCGCACCTGAACCGAAAAGAAGGGTTGCCCCTGAATCTCCGTTCTCAGATACCATCTGCAAAAATTTTTCAATTGTAAATCCTGTTCTTGCCATTTTATCCTCCTAGTTGAAGTCTTGCGACCTCTACGTTTACATTAAAAGTTTCGTTGTTAGTAACTTGTAATTGTGCTTGGCCAGCAACCACATTCACATTAACATTTACGTTTAACATTCCCACTCTTAACCTACCGTGTACCGAGTCCTTGGTATCTGTAGCTGAAGTTCTTATAACTCTCATGTATCCCGATCTTACTTTAGTTTTATCATCTGTCCAAATTGTAAATATATAATCTAGCCCGATAAAATCACTTATTGCTGTTGTATCAATAACTGTAATACTTGTTGCAGTAGCCGTTCCCTCAACTTTTGTCCATAACAACCCTAACATAGTAGGGTCAATTTCTCCGTCACTGTTTAGAACTACAGGTTTACCAGCATCGGGCGCACCTGTAGAAACATCAACATGATCGGTGGTTTCAAAACCAGTAGATTCACCGTAAGCGCCTGAAGTTTCGGCATACAAAAATTTTTTCGTCATTGCCTACCTCTTCATCTCACCAGATGTTTTTCCAAGTCTCATATTAACAAGGTTTAATCGATAATTAAAACCTTTCTGTTTAACCATTACAATAATCTCCTAATATGCTAGGTCTTTTAACTCTTCCATTGTCTGTTTTATCTTACTTAAATCGTGTTGAAAAAATTTAAGCTTTAATTCATTGTAACGTTCATCAGTAATATTAAAGTAAAACTTAGCTTTACCTCTAGAAATAACCTCAAACTTTACAAGTTTTTCACCCTCATTAATCATAAAAGCAGCTATCCATAAGTCTCTAGTTTGTATCATTCTCTCACCAACATTTGACCTTTAAGAACAACCATCGATGTCGCGCTAAACGGTTGACCTATTTTAACTGCAACTTCACCTGTATTAGTCGGTATAGTCGTTTGTATTCCGCCAGGGACAGTTGGACTTAGAAAATACTCTTTGGTTACGTCAAGACCTACAAAAATATCTTCTGATTTACCAAGGACTCTAATATTACAAAGTGTTGCCGAAGCTTTACTTTCACACACGCCTAAAACATTGGCGTTAGCTTGAGAATCGGCCAATGCGTTTTTAGCTTCACCATTAGATTTCATCACAACAACTGCACCAACGTAAACACTTGATTCACAAGGAACGTTAGTTAAAACAACATTGGAACCACCAATATTTACAGCATTAGTTAACCCTTCTTTTCCATCTGCTGTTTTCTGTACCTTAACTAAGAAACTCATTACAGAATCTCCACCGGAGTTTTAAGATCGGTGAATATAGCACCAGTACCTAAAGACTCACCTAACTCGACAACAAATTCACCAACTGTAACAGGTGGTGTTTGTACCGCATCTCCATTAGTACCAAGGAAGAAAGGGTCGTTTAAAATAAAATTAAAAGCAGGGTCTTCAAGTAACCCAAATAATAACACTTCAATATTTTCACCAATTGCACCAGCGTTAAGAGCTATACCTCTAACCTTGGCATCTGAGAAAGTTCCGTTGTTTGTAGCAATAAAGCACTCTTGTCCAGCACCTATACGTACAAACTTATTAACTGCAATCGCTTCACCTGCGACAAATGTTTTACTTAATCGTTGAGCGTCACTGGTTACAACAACTTTTGCCCTTCTAGGATTGCCCCCAAAACCTGCCATTGTCGTAACAACATCTAACGAAGGCCAATCAGAAATGACAGTAGAAGAACTAACCGTTATGTTGTCACCACAAAAATCAATCTCATCGAAACAATCACCGACTTCCACACCTTCTTCGTAAAGTGTAAGTTTCGTTTCAGGTGTAATATTTATTTGTGTTGGATCGGTTCCATCAACTTCTACAGTAGCGTTTGAAAAATTTAATGATTGAGCATTACCGACTAATACGCCATCGAGTAGTACAGGTATCTCGGATAATCCACCACCACCGCTACCGCTTCCACCACCGCCCATAACGGAATAATAAATATTGTGAAGTAGAGGTAATGAAATAATATTGGTGGTGATTTCGGTTCCATCTGAAAACTGGAACGCCATATAGAATTTATCTCTACCACTTTTTCGTAAATCAATATTGGTTACTACAGGTGCGTCTTGTCCATCACGACCTTGAAAACCGCGTTCACCTCTTTCACCTTTTGCCCCTATAGGACCAGCGACACCTCTAGGGCCACGCTCACCAATTAGAGAAGCTTTATAATCTTCTTCACTTCCATCGTTATCTTCTAACCATAGTTGATAGGCTGAAAGTCCTGGTACGCCTGGTTTACCTCGTTGACCTCTCGGACCTCGTTCACCATCTTCACCTTTTTCACCAGTATCGCCTTTCTCACCTTGATCACCTTTTAGAGTTGCCAAGAAATCAAGCTGAGTACCTTCGTTATCTTCTGCCCATAAATCAAACGCTGACTTACCGTCTTGTCCAGGTTTACCTTTCTGTCCTCGCATACCTCTAGGGCCACGCAACAATTCTAGAAACTCTTCTTCAGTTCCTTCGTTGTTCTCAGACCATATTTCGTAAGCTGACTTACCGTCTAATCCTGGCTCACCTTGTTTACCTTTCTGCCCTCTCGGACCACGACCACCTTTTAAAGATTCAACATCTTCATCGGATAGATCGGAGAACTTTAATTTTAATTTATCTATTTGGTTATCGATAAAACCAAGGACTTGATTGTAAACTTTATCTTTGTGTTCTTCGAAATCGAAGTCAGCACCGTCTTTACCTTTCTGTCCTTTCGGACCTCTTGGACCGCGAATAGATTTTAAATCTTCATCAGATAAATCAGAAAAGTTTAATTTTAGTTCGCGTTTTTCTTGATCGGTAAGTCTGAATAATTCTTTATTTTCAACAATAGATTTTCGGACAAGCTCTAGAATTTCAATCTTGTGAGACTCAAAATCAAAGTCCTCACCGTTTTTACCTGGGAACCCTCTTGGTCCTCTTGCTCCCCTGATATTCTGAGAGTCCAGCTTATTATTAATGATAGCGTCGATCAACGCTAAAATAGCTATCTTATCCACTATAAAAACCTACTGCGTGTATAACGAGTTTAGTTTTGTGATCTTTTCAAATAATTTAAAACCGCTCCATTTAATTCTTCTTCTCTAGGGTCTGGTGCAGGTTCTTTAGTTTGTGACTCAATCACTTCATCAAGTTTATCTACAGGTGTGTAGTTATTCGTAGCAATAAAATATCGATCACCGCCTTCATAAGGTGCTTTACCTTCAGAAACACGAATCTGGTTTGGTGTAATCGCGCCAGCTTGCATGAGTCTTGTAAAGTATTGTGAACGAGTTTCCATATCTCCGCGAAAAACTGCCTGAAGATCGATTTCACTTTTTAATCCATTAAAACTATTAGACAGCAATTTAACATCTGCCTCGATTTCTAAAGCTCTCGCCCATGCATCTAAAGTATCCGTTGCAACTTCTAAGTTAGAGTTTTCAACGTTATTAAATGTAGCTGCTTTAATATCGAAAAGTTTTGTTGGAGGTATACGTAAGAATCTAGCAATTTCCAAGACTGAAAATTCTCTTGATTCTAAAAATTGTAATACTTGAGGGTCGTGAGAAATAGCACTGTATTTCAGACCTTGTTCTAAGATTGCTGTTCCACCAACTTTACGACCACTATGGGCGCTATCCCAACTCTCTTTCAGTCTTTCCATAGCGTCAGGACTAAGAGTTGATTCTGTACTTAACGTACCCGATGGCATACCACCGTTTGAGAATAAAGAGTTAGCGAACTTATCTGCACCCTTGGCAGTACCAAGAGTCTCGGCAGCATATTCTAAAATACCTAGACCGTGAATACCGTCTTTAGTATGAAAATTTGAAACTTTGTAAATATCTCTTTTCTGCAAGTAAGCGTCAGGGTCGCGACTTGTTAAGCCACCACCGACAATTCTATAAACCAATTCGTTGGTGTCACCTCTTCTCATAGGTTGAACATGACTTGAAGGAATTGGCCAAAGAGCAACAACTCTACCTGCTAGGTCGCGCTCTATTTCAGCATACCCGTTTCCATAAATTAACGCTTGCTGAATTAAGAAAATACGAAACATCATACTGTTTGTTTCGCCATTTGGAGACAAACGTAAAAGCTTGTCTACCGTATTATTCATTTGTACTTCGTTGTCTTTATCTTTCACTCGCCAAGGTAACTTAGCTACTTGAGTAGAGATATAGACGACACCGCTGTAGAAGGCGCTAACCTGCATAGCAGAGTCGTCATTTACGTAAGTACCACCAGAAAAATAAGACAACCTACTGTTTAGTTTAGGTTGAGTCTCTACATATTTCTTTCTATTGAAAAAAGAAAAGATTCCCATGAATATTACCTATTACTGTTTTTTGGTTTTCTGCGTGAATTTCTTTTTGGAGCTTCAGGCGCAGATTCTTCTTCAGGTTCAACAGGTTTCTCTTCTTCTGAAGATTCTTCCTCTTGTTCTGGCTCACTAGGTTTCTCTACAACTGGTGCAGGTTCTTCACTCAAAGCTTTTTTGATTCTCTCAGGTACATCTTCAGGTAGAAGACAACCTCTACGGAACCATCGACCAATAGAACCTTCGTTAAGAAGTTCAACTTCGTGGTATTGACCAGCTACATAGGTCTTAGCTTTAGTAGGTACATCTCTAGTGAAATACAATTTAACTTTTTTAACTTCGCTCACGAATCATCTCCTAATTAAACTTAAAGAAAAAAGGGGCCGTAGCCCCTTTATATTTTTAGAGGTCAACTTCCCAAGCAAGTCCATTTTTAACGTCACGTACTTGATAGATACCTGACATAACTTTAGCTGCTGTAGAGTCAGCTACGTTAACTGAAAGATGAGAGAACCCATTCTCAGCATCAAGATGCTCTGGTAAAAATTCAAATACTACGATACCACCATCGTTAGCAAACTGAGCAGCAAGGTCAACACTGTCAGAAAGACCTGAATCATCAGGACGAATCTCAACTTTAGTGTAAGCAGTTTGACCATCAATTTTGTGATAGTAGTTAGTTTGTACGTTTAGAGCTTTTGAGTTACCACCAGCGGCAGCATCATGTTGCTCAAAAGATACTGTACAAGCAGCAGCAGTAGAATCACCAAAAGAAAGCTCAACAGCAATCTTATATCCTTCACCAGCAGAAACTCTAGCACCTGTAACAGCAGCACCGTTTAGGTCCGCTGGTGCAGCTACTTGCTTTCCTGCAATCATTTCTGAAAATAGAACGTTTTTCATTTTAAATTCCCCTTTTTAATTCCTTCTAAAAATTGTGAGTCGGCCACCATAAGGTCACCGACTCGATTTAGGTTATGTTATTAAGCTCTTTCAGCTAGAGTAACGAAACCTGACATTTGGTAATTACCTTTTTGAGTAGTTACCGGAGCACTAAATGGACAATGACCATCAACTCTCATAGTAAATTTGAAAGCAGTGATGTCGCGATCAAAGTGTAAGTGAGTTGAAACAGCTTGTCTCACACCACCAGTTTTAAGAACTGAGTAGTAGTAGCTCAAGTCCGCAAGGATAAGATCACCTGCATCACCTAATTCTGGCATTGCTCCCATCATATACATGATCGGCTTACCAAGAAGAGTATCAAAACCAGCAGCAGCAGCGTTAGGGAATTGACTTCCGTTCAAGTAGATGAAGTTACCATTGTCATCTGTTAAAAGACGTAATTGCTCTCTACAAGCAGGGTTAGCTAACCAAACCGCGTTTGAGTTAGGAAGAAGTCGAGACTCCATCTTAACAAGGTTTCGGTAAACGATTGAATCAGCGGCCTGACCACTTTCTTTAGCAACTTCAAAAGCGAAACCACTACCAAGGATACCTTTAGGTTTAGCAACACCGTCACCAGTAACGATAGCATCGTTAATTTTGTGAACGATTGAATCAGGAGCTTTACGTCTAATGTAAGACTCAAGAGCGCCAGCATCTTCAAGAAGTTCGTCAGTACACTTAACAAGCGCACCAAGCTTTTGAAGTTTGAAATCAGCATTTTTCAACTGAGGCTTAGTTTCAGTATATTGTTGAGCTTCACCAAGCCATGAAGCTTGAATACCACCTGTCCAAGGTTCAGTTTCATCAACTGGAACAGACATGTGATTACTTGAAGAAGTAAAATCAGATGTTCTTGGAATAAGTGACTGGTCGCCTTGTACTTTCTCTTGGATTTCAGTCATGAAATCAGTAGGTATCAAGATACCTCCATCTTCCCCAACTGACTCAAGTGCAGTAGAGTTCGTAAAGTTACTGTGAACATTTCCTTTTGAATATCCTTCAACAGCTTTGCAAAATTCACCCATACTTTTGAAACCGTAACTCTTATCGTAATGATTGTGAGTTCTTGCACCAGTACCAGCAGGTACTTTGTTAGCAACAGGTTCAACAGGTTGAGTTTGTCTGTTAGAAGTAGAAATCGCGTTGTTCATTGACTCAAGTTTTTCAAGAGCTTCGATTTCAGTGTTGATGTCTTGAAATTCAGCGTGATAAGCATTAACTGATTCAAGTTGCTCAGGCGTATAGTCTTCAAGACCATCGAACGCTTTCAATTCATTTTGAATCTCGCCTAAACGCGCTCTAAGTTTTTCTAGTTTTTTCATTTTTCCATCTCCTTATGGTTTCTAAAAATTCAAAAAAACTCAAAAGTCGCTACGTTTTGGAACGAGCTAATACCTTTTGAATATCGTTTTGAAATTGACTAATTTTTTCCTTGGCAATTACGTTGCCGTCTTTAATATTAGGTCTTCGCTTAATCCACTTCTTATCTACCGCTGAAGCAGCAATAGACTCTTCGCTTTGGAAAAGCTCCGTTACGAAACCTTTTTCTAGTGCTTGATCACCGTCCATCCAAGTTTCCGATGCAAGCATAGCTTTAAGTTCCGATCTATCAAGACCAGTTTTCTTCTTATAAGTGTTGACTAATTGTTCCTCGATGTCTAGTAGTCGCTCAATCGTTGATTCTAATTCGTTTGAATCGCCTCGCGCCCATGTCCAAGGTTTGTGAATCATCATTAGAGCGCCTTCACCCATAACGATTTTGTCACCTGCCATCGCGATTATTGAGGCAATGGAAGCCGCAAGACCATCGATATAGACAGTGACTTCAGCTTTGTGTTGCTTCAAACGATTGAAAATCGTATATCCTTCAAACACATCACCACCACCAGAATTAATTCTGACATCGAGTTCATTAACTGTTTCAGGTAGCTTTTTTAATTCTCTGTCAACTAGATTTGCAGAAATATCGCCCCAATCTTCCCATGGCCCGATGTCTCCATAAAATACCATTTCAGCTTTTGTTTGACTTTTGTTTTTGACTTTAAAAGCATCTTTGCTTCTAATATTAATTAAACCTTCCATGTGTTTTTCCCCTATAATATCTTTAATTCTAAACGTCAAAGAACGATAATGCCACGTTTTTCGTAGACTGACTCTTCCTCTTGTTCTCCGATCCAACCAGCAATGGCCATAGTCGCGGCTACAGCAAGGTCAATTTTAAATTTTGCGTGTGCTTTACGAAAATAAATATTACCATTATGGTCTTCTTTTACAACAACGTTAGAAAAGCACCAACGTAACACAGGGCAGCCATTATGCCTCAATCTCCTTTCTCTAATGACAGCATCTAGATATTTTAAAGGTTCCGAAACATTTCCGGTATTCATTTTGAACTCAGTCATTTCCACACCTTCGGCACTCATGTTCTGTGCGAACTGATTGGCCGACCAAGGGTCGTAGAAATTATCCCTCATCATAAATTGATCTACTTGATCTAAATAATAGTCTTCTAAAACACTATAATTTATCGCTTCACCTTTTGTTGAAATTAAATGGCCTTGATCCACCCATGCAGGATATGAAGCATTATTACTTTTCTCAATTGCAGCTTCAGGTAAAAAAGCATCGGTAAACAAATAATAAATATCTTCTTTTTTAAAGATGTAAGCAAAACCAGTAAGGTCAATTTTTGAAGCTAAATCGATACCAGCATAGCAAGGTTGATTAACAAACTGTTCACGTTTCAAACTCGTATCAGCGCAATCATCATACGCCAACATATCAAAAAGGTTTTCACTAGCAGTACACCATTGGTTAAAGTGTTTCGTTAAAACGTTGTTTTTATTTCCTGGTTGTCGAATAGCTTTATCAACCATACCCTGAATATATTCTTCAGATACAGATACACCTAAATTAGGGTTAGCTTTTACCCAACAACTCTTATCGCGAAAATCATCACCTTTATCGATTGTATAAATCATACCGAACTGTGATTCATCATCGTATTCACGCTTTAATACTTTTTCTAAGTCAGTTTGAAGTTCGTAACAAATACCAGTATCATCGAAACCAGCAGTTGAGATGGCCCACAAAATAGGTTGTTTTCTAGCACCTACAGCGGTTTCCATAACTCCGTATAAGTTTCTATCCTTAAAACTGTGAACTTCATCAAAAATAGTACAACTTGGGCCTAAACCGTCCAAAGAGTTAGAATCACTAGCAAGCGGTCTATAAACCGAAGCTGTTTTATCATTCTCTATATGATGTCTAAAAAGTTGAGTACCAGTTTTCTTGGCAAACGATGGAAGCCTTTTCAATTGGTCGCGAGATGTATCGAAAACAATTCTAGCTTGATCTTTTTTAGAGGCCAAGGAATAAACTTCAGCACCAGACTCACCATCTAGTGACAACATATAAAGACCTACAGGGGATGAAAGCGCGGTTTTACCGTTTTTCCTGGCACATAAAATAAAAACTTTTGTAAAACGCCTATTACCTTTCGATTTACCTTCTGCCCACATGAAACCAAAAACATTACAGTGAATAAACAACTGCCATGGTCCAAGAATCATATCCTTACCAGCAAGCGGACCTTTTATATGTGGAAACTTTTGAAGTAACCTACAAGCTCTTTCTGCTTTATCAAAGTCAAAATAAAATTTAGGATTTTTTAAGTCTCTTTTAAATCTTTCACATGAAGCGAACACCTGCCAGCAAGACGCAATCTCACCACTTAATATATCTTCAGCATATTGAAACGCTTTCGCGCAATTAGGATATTTTTTATCATTTAACATCTAAGTGTTTCCAATTTTCCCTAACACAAATTCTTCTAGCTTGAGTATGTGAGATACCGTACTTCTTACCCATCTCTCTATAACTCATTCCTTGCTTTTTCAGTTCAGTCATTTCTTCAACTTGTTCTTCTGTCACTTTTGCACTTGAACAATCTTCACCTTCAGCATAGTAATAGCGACCAGCTTCGTAAGAATACAAACAATTCTCTCTGTGAGTTACATATTCTAAATTTTCAAGACGGTTATTTAGAGGGTTGAAGTCTTTATGGTTAACTTCTTTACCTTCAGGTACAGGACCAACGAAAGCTAACATAACTAAACGATGAACCATAAAATGTTTTGCTTTCCCACCCATGCAAAGTTGAACAACTTCATAACCACCTGTTTTAGAAATACTAGTTCTTAAAATTTTATTTTTAACTTTTCTCTTAGATGGTCTACCTAATCTGTCTTTTCTAGCAACTTCCCTTTCTACACTGGCCACAACACCTGTATCGGAAACTCTATAGTAATCTTCGTAACCTGGAATGAATCTCCATCTAAGATTATGACCACTCATTATCATCGTCTTCAGGAACGTATTTGCCTTCGGCTGTTATACCTAACATTTTTGAATACATTCTAATGTCTGATAAAACTTTATTTCGTTGATCTACTTCAGGGTACTTTTTCATTTGAGTACCATTACGTGTTTCAGATTCGTAAGAATACCCATTCTCTTTGATAAACTTTGAAAGATCATGATACTCTTGGTATAAGTCACATAAAATTGATAATTGCTCGAATAAATTATCATGTACATTTTCTTTATTTAAGATTATATCAATTAGACTTTTCCACTGTTTTCTGAATATCGCATCCTTACCTGAAGGCATCTTTGGCTTTTTCAATTCTCACCCTTTTTTTATAATAGGGTAAGAAACGTTCCACGTTCCGTAAACCTTTAATATATTGGGT